GGATTTGGATCTACAGGTCAGTAAACGTCTCGTTACAGAACCAGAAATCCTCTGGTGTAGGCATGAATAAAATACCGTGACGCATTGTCATGAAGAGTTTGGCCTTTGTCACGTTAGGGTACGTATACAGTAACCACCTTTCCCAATATTCGGCCCGGAAGAAGTCTTCCCAATCTTCTTGAGAACTTTCCGATATTTTTAACATCTCCCTATGAATCTCACCCTGATCCCTTTCGATTCGCAGCTTCTTAGGAAGGACAGCACCCTTTCTAATAAGTTGTGCACGCATGAGTCTTGGATTTCCATGATCCGTGTAATGTTGAACACCCCGCTCACCAAAATCTATGGATCGCTTGTTTGGGAGTGTTATTCTATGTTTATGTGTGATGGATGGACTCGGTTGTAAGATGACGCGCATTAATACAACATAAGGAAAAAAAAATTGTTATATGAATACAATAATGAAGGTTCTTCCGGTGGGTATTTTCTATATGATTGTACTTCACAAGCTGACACATTTTAGTAAGAAGAAAAAGAAGAAGGTACTATGGATATAAAGATTACAACTATAGAAAGATCATAATGAGCAAGAAACCCGTTGATGTGTCCACTCGTCTCACTCCTGATGAGTTTGCTAAACGCTCGATGGATGCTCGTATGACAGCTGTGAACAAGGCACTTGAAAATGAGAAAGTTCGATATAAGTCTACGAATGACCCCGATAGATTCCAAACATTCCTGGAGAACCGTCTCGAGTTGTGGCGATCTCTCAAATCTGGGGCTATCGATAACACCCGTCTCAAAAAGGGGTACACCACCCGATATTTTGATCACATGTTTGACAAGACGAATGATATCCTAACAAACCTTGAAGCGAGCACTGATTAAACGAGCTTCCTCCCATCGCCCCGACTGCTGAATGATGAGATGTGTACTCGGTTTCATCTTTGAGAGTGAATACCCCTCGCGTAACCTCTTGAATGCGTATTCAAGTGTCTTATTGTTTATACCGGCGCGACGAGCTTTATACTGACGCGTTTCATTTTCTGCCAGAGTGGCACGCTTTTCCGCCTCCACCACCTTTTCTTGAAGACTTGAAATGATGAGTTTTTGTTTTCTCGTCTTCATATCATCACTCCGATTACGAAGCCTATCTTGTAAGTCTGCGATGATTACTTTCTGTTTCCTGATTTTTGCATTTTTCTTCTTGACGACCTTGTCGATTTCAGGTCCAAGATCGATGATGAACTTGGACACCTTACGGGGTCGTGAGGAAGATTTAACCATTTTATAATTTTTTAGTGAATCGCGTTTCACTTAGTTACCGAAAGCGACACCAGCCATACCATTCTTCACACGGAGAATGTTATAGTTGACAGCGTAGACACGCACCATGTTACCGGCACGTGTGCCACCAGTGAGAGAAAGCTTTGCATTGTCGATGCGCGAAAAGTTAAGGGTACCTGTGGGTTGCGACTTGTTCATGGTGATGCAGAACGGCCATGTGAATGTAGACACGGTGCTGAGCGCATCTTGGGGAAGAATGGAACAGTGCATCTCTGGGACGACGTTGTGGTGGAACGTCGATGACATATCTTCAAACAGGGGTGTACCGTTGATGTAGAGTGTAGACCTGTCGAAGGTCCAGTTCGTAGACCACTTGTTCGTGTCAGCTTCCGAAGATACGACGTGGATAGCCTTGACTGGATGGTTGAAATAGGTCAGGTCAACCTCAGTGTCACTGGCACTCATGAGCTGATGTTGGGTTTGAGTGAAGAGAATCTCGTGTTCGGTATTGGTGAAGAATTCGCGCTCGGCTGTATCGAGGTACACGTACGTGCCATACACCTTGACGTTGTTGGGCGCGAAAGTACCCCCACGGCACTTGACGCGAATTTCGACATCGTGGTACTGGAGTGCCACTAGGGGGAGAGACTTGGTCCAATCATCACTGAAGAAGAAAGGGAGGATATAATGATTCGCGAAATTCGCGGAACCGAGTGCGTTCTGAGGAACTTCGTCGAGTGTCACGGCACACGACGCCTTCGCTTGTGTGTCCTTGTAAAGGAGATTGTGTACGCCCTGAATGTAGAGAGAATCGACTTGGGCAACCTTCTGGCCACCGACCCACAATTGGAATTCAGTCGTTGTGGATTCATCCTTGTCGAAAAATCCAGAGTTCGAGTTACCTACACCCCCAATATCGTCACCTTCGATCCACACGTAACTCAGAAGATCACCCTTAGACTTGATTGGGATGGTCACTTCATTACCACTCGCGAATGTACCGATGTAGTCGAGCCTTTCTGGCTTAATTGCAAAGTTGGTGTAGCGCTTGTAGTTCTGACGAAAAAAGCTCACTTCGGGCTGACCAGTGATGTATACATCCTGGGCTCCGACCGATACGAGGTCAATTAAAGCAGCAGACATTTATTAGTAAATGATATTAAAATTTTCGGTAGATGTATACATATTGAGGATGGGTGTTGAATTTCAGGCACTCACATGGGAAACAGTTGACACAGATGATGAACATCTTGTCAGTATTTTCGGAAAGACAGAAGATGGTAGGTCCACTTGCGTGACGACGGCATTCACACCGTACTTCTTTATCAAGTTGCGTGAACGTGTGACACCACAGGCAGTTCAAGAAATCTATCACGTTCTCGATAAGAAGTGTCCCGAATGTCTCGTATCATATTCAATTATGAAATCGAAAGATGTTTGGGGTTTTCAAAATAACAAAGAGTTTGCTTATATGAAACTCGATTTCAAAAATTTAAAAAGTCGTCGTCGGGTCGATTATATGCTGAGAAGCCCGGTTCAATTATCTCATGGAACCGAACGATTTAAAGTATTCGAATCGAATATCGATCCAGTACTTCGTCTGATGCATCGGACTGGTATTCAGTCCACAGGTTGGCTCAACTCAGGTGATTCTTGTGTACGTACACATCTCGCGAAAGTTGATATCGACCTGTTCTGTAACGACTGGAGAACTCTCAAACCTATCGCACGTGACGATATTGCACCGTTCGTTGTGGCATCTTTCGATATTGAGTGTAACAGCTCGACTGGTAAGTTTCCCGATCCGAATGTAAGAGATGACGCGTGTTTTCAAATCGCGATTTCTTTGTGCAAGTTTGGCAGTGCAGAGCCATATGATAAGACATGTTTGTGTTACAAGAAGACTGACACTAACCTAGAAGGATCAAATATCATCAGTTTCGATACGGAGCGAGAAATGCTCGAGGCATTTCATACATATATTCATGAAAAGGATGTGGATATAATGACTGGATGGAACATCTTCGGATTTGATCTTGATTATATTTACACGCGAGCCTTCATGACTGGGTGTAACCCTGAGTTTTTCAAACTTGGAAAGCTGAAGAGCCAAGACTGTGAATTATCCATAAAAAAATTGAGTTCGAGTGCACTCGGTGATAACGTTCTGAAACTTCTTCCGATGAGTGGTCGATTTATTTTTGATATGTTCCACGAGGTGAAGAAGGGGTACAAACTTGACAGTTACAAACTCGACGAAGTTTCGAAACTGTATCTAGGGGATCAAAAGATTGACATGGCACCAAAGGAGATGTTTGCTCGGTATCTGGAAGGTGACCCGGTGAAACTTCGAGAAGTTGCCGAATACTGTATCAAGGATACACTCCTCCCACACAAGCTCATGAAGAAGATGTGCATTTTACTCAATCTCCTGGAGATGGCCAAAGCGACTTGGGTACCTCTCTGTTTCCTCGTGGAAAGAGGTCAGCAAATCAAAGTGTTCAGTCAGCTCACAAAGAAAGCGCGTGAGATGGGATTCATGGTTCCCACAATTCGGTACGGTCAACTTCCAGAGGAACCGTATGAAGGTGCGACTGTACTAGAGGCGCAAAAGGGTGCATACTATACCCCTATCACAGCTCTCGATTTTGAAGCCCTGTATCCATCAATCATGATGGCACATAACCTCTGTTACTCATCATACGTGATGAACGAGAAAGATTATGGAAATGTACCTGGTATCGAATATGAGACGTTTAAAATTGGTGACAGAACATACAAATTCGCACAGGATGTACCGAGTCTTCTTCCTGCTATCCTTCTAGAGTTAAAACAGTTTCGTAAAAAAGCAAAAAAGGATATGGCGACCGCAACTGGATATATGAAAGAAGTGTATAACGGTAAACAGTTGGCTTATAAGATTTCGATGAACTCTGTATATGGATTCACTGGTGCAGGGAAGGGTATTCTCCCATGTGTACCTATTGCATCAACAACGACATTCAGGGGTCGTGCGATGATTGAAGAAACAAAGAACTACGTCGAAAAGAATTTTCCAGGTGCAAAAGTGAGATACGGTGACACCGATTCTGTCATGGTCGAATTTGACGTAGGTGACCGGAAAGGTGAAGAGGCTGTCAAATACAGTTGGGAAATCGGTGAAAGGGCAGCCGAAGAGTGTTCCGCCTTGTTCAAAAAACCAAACAATCTTGAACTCGAAAAGGTATACTGGCCCTATTTCTTGTACTCGAAGAAACGATATGCGGCGAAATTGTGGACACAGGGGAAAGATGGGAATATGCACATGGACTACATAGATATCAAGGGTCTGCAGGTTGTTCGTCGAGATAATACACCACATGTTCGGGAGGTGTGTAAGGAACTTCTAGATGTTGTACTGACATCAAGTGATACCGGTCCACCTAAAGAATTAGCAAAGGAGCGTGCGATTGAGCTTCTTTCTGGAGACGTATCGAATGATAAACTGATTCTCAGTCAGTCCCTCTCAGACTCGTACAAAGTAAATGGTCATAGTGTGTCGGTCACGAGTTCTGAAAGTTGTAACATTAATCAGGCACATGTCCAGGTTGTGAATAAGATGCGGGAACGTAAACCCGGTTCGGAGCCACAATCCGGTGACCGTGTACCATATCTACTCACGGATACCGGTGACCATAAGGCAAAGGCGTTTGAAAAATCGGAAGATCCCAAGTATGTAGAGGAAAACAACATCCCAGTGGATTACAAATACTACTTCATCAATAAATTCCTTAATCCGGTGTGTGATCTCTTAGACCCACTTTTTGAAAACACAAAACAAGAAATCTTCGGTGAATTGATTAATCAATGTAAACCGCCACCCAAAAAACGTGAACCATCTCTCAGTGGTATGAAAAAGGCGGATCTCGTCGAGGAGTGTAAGCGTCTCAACCTCGAATCATCTGGAACCATTCCAGACCTTAAACTTCGTATAAAAAATGCAAGAGTACCCAGAGAAGAAAGTCTTGAAGACTTATTTAAAAAATACGAGCAAGAAAGCATTAAGTAATGAACTTTCGAGATAAGATTTCAGAAGTGATCGAAGAAGAATTTGAAAATCGTATTGACACTGCACTAACTGGATACGCCGAAATCATTGCTAACAAATATCAGATCAGATTGGCATCTCTACTCAAGGATATCCCAACATTCTCGACAAACCCAATCTGTCGGGGAACAAAACCAGATGGATCTAGGTGTACGTTCAAGGGTACGTACGATGGTTACTGCGGTAAGCATCATAAACAAGGAGAACAAATTAAACAGAGGAAGCATGTCACTATCATTAATGGGCATACACATGGACCTGGATTTAGAAATGTTATAGGGTGTCCGGGTTGTGAAAAATCTTCATCTTCGAAGGGACTTATAGATTTGGATTCTATTATTGACAATGAGTAAAACAGATATTCTGCTAACATCAATAAATTCATTCTACAACGAAGAGGACAATCGGTCCAAATTACTGAATATACTAGATAAGTCGAGTGGCATCTCTTTGAGGAATCTTGAGTGGTTCATCACCAGTTATGCAAAAAAGAATCATACGTCATACAAGACAACTGACGGTAAGATTTTCACAGTGCATTATGCATATAAATCAAGTCTAGACGGGTACAGTAAGAAACTTTTTGACCCTTTTTGTAGGTCTGAAAAGTTTGCGTATACAGTTCCCGGAACATCTCATGAAATCCATACAACCTTAGCACAGTTGAATTTCATCAAATGGTGTATCAAGAATAACATCATCGATTATATTAGGGATAATAAGACATCTCTTTTCACAAAGTAAAACGGGGTTTCTCGACACTTCATCAAAGTGTCCAAAAACTTAAAACAGTATTTTTCCAACACCATCCTTGATGCTGAGAACGTTATAGCTTTTAGCGATTACGATTACTTCCTTTTCTACATGAATGGTATATGGTTCTGTGATACTCGAAGGTGTAGTGTTGGCGTATGAACCATCATCGGACAATGTCACTTGTATGATAGCATCCTTGATCATACTAAAATTTAAATTTCCAGATGGTTCCATATTATCTGGATGTAACGCGAAACTGTACATGGTTAAATTACTTTCGTATGGGGATTGTTTGTGATATATATCGGGTATACATGCAGACAAAAATTGATGTGAACCCGTTGTGTCATCCAAAATTGGTAATCCATCACAACTCAAGGTTACGTGTTTTTGACGCATGTATATACACGGTACCGGTTTTTGGAATACTGCGGTAGGATTATTTGTGAATGGAGAATCGGGTCTACTCGCATTAGATAACGCATTTAAAGTATTGATTTCTTCGGTGGTGAGTGGTTTATATTTTTTCTTAGCTATAAAATAGAGTTCTTTGACGCAATTTTTTAAATCTAAGCGATACTTTCCATTGATCACCCCTCTTCCCATAGCAAATTCATTATGCTGTTTTTGTTCAATCAAAAGATCTTTACACTCAGATTTTATTTTAAGTCTTTCGGGTGTATCTAGATGTATAACATCCATATTAAGTATGAAATCCGAAAGTTGAAAATTCTCACTTTTATGATCATTGGTGTAATCCCATTCTGATTTGGGTTTCGACGTGTCAAAATGTGTATTATCCACCGGAAAAAGAACCTCCCTACCATCTCGAAGTTTCATCCGTATTTTGAGTTCCTGTGATTGTATGGAACATAAAGGAAGTCCATATTTTGGACGATTGTGAAAATAAAATGGGAGCTCCACCATGAAGTTAAAAATCGCACGATTCCTGAGACCAACTAAATAATTCCCTTCTAATAGACGGTGGAATTGTCCATTAACCTTGTGTGTACCGTAATGAAAACGCGGTGTATATCTGTCGTCGAAACTGGCATTATATTTAGTGGGATTAAAGCGTAACCCATGTATAAACCCATTTGTTTTATTATATGTAGAAGGTGACTGTGTGGTAGTATGAATATGTATATCATCTGATGTGAGTCGGTCGATTAATTGATCACCCAAATAAAGATCTATGTACTCAAATACACTTATACCAAATTGATCTACTACATATACTGCAGCGCTATCAGTATTAAGTACATTTAAATTATCAGGAATACTAAAACTGATAGACAATCCATTTATGATATCACCACTATTAGCTGGTATAGAAAATTCGACATGATCACCCGTTTTCACAACTTTTTGACCGTCTGGAGTGATCTTAATGGTTTCTTTCGCAAAATGTGTATGTTTCGAAAATCTATGATTGAAATACGTAAAATCTGGATTACCAGTTAATTGCTCGGTTAATAATCCACTCGCAGCAATTTGAACTTTACCAGCCATTATATTATTTACATATTAAAATTTTAAGCCAGCTAACCCACTTGAGTAATGTAAAATGTTGTAACTCTCGGCATATATCTGACATTCGTTTACTTGGTCAATATATCTACCACCTCCCATCAGTTCAGTTTCAGGTACAGTTATCTCGAACTCCTGGTTAATGATACGACTAAAGTTAACATGTCCAGTTGGTTCTTTCTTTAGGGGATACATAGCGAATGAATAAGTACCTATCTCCATTTTTTCAGCAAGAAAACCAGTATGATTTCCAGTTTCAGCGATATACATTCCCGAATATGTATTTGTCTTTGAGTTGTAATATATGAGTTTTTCGGGACCGTCATCGAACACGAGTTGATTGTTGAATAAAAGTTTAGCGTTTGTAAATTTTATATTGTCCATATAATTAACCCCTTTAGCAATTGGATCTTTAGAACCTACAAAAAAATAAAGTGTTTTAACTGGATGTTTAAAATTGAGCTGGACTCGTTTTGTTTCTCCAATTGGAACATCAAAGCGTTTCAATTGGAGTTGAGTAATAACCTGTTCGATTGATCTACTTCTCAAGTAATTTACTTCGTCTCTATTCAGGTATGCGTATTTAGCTAATATGGATACACTACCCATCTTTATATTTTCATTCAAAAAATCTATTATTTCACTTCGTGTGGCTTCATAATAATCTGGCCCAAATGTTTCTGGCCCAAATATTTCTGGCCCCAATAATGCGGGAGACAAATCGTTAGTTAGTATAGCGGACAAGGACTTGAACTTTATTTTGATATAACAGTTCTGTTTTTGGAGTTTACATGCAAGTAATGATGATTTCAGATTATCATGAAAATAGAAGGGTAGATCTATATATACTGGTGGTACAGGCTCCTCTGGGTAACCTAATATGATCTCACCTCTCACAAAATTAGCCGAATCCTTATTCGCTTCATATAAAGCTCGTTCATACGTAATCTTATTATAGAGTTCAAGCCATCGAGAAGTCAGTCTTTGTATATGCATACCACCGATGTACAAATCGACGTGATCAATCAAATGAACAGCTTGATAACGTGAAACACCTGACGATCTTAACGCGTCTCGGTAAGGCCTACTTGGGAAAGTTAGATTATATCTAAGTGTCATTCCTGTAATAAGATCGCCTGCATCAAGAGGTATGAAACAAATAGATTCTTTATCGTAATCCGCACCAGTAACAGGGATTTCGAGTGTATCAAAAGCAAACTTTGTATGCTTTTTTAAAGTAAACAAAAAATGAGATTGTGTGGGATTTTCATTAATCCATACATTCTGTAGACCTCTAGTAGCCAAATTTAGCCGCCCTGACATACTTATTTTATCCTTTTATTTTTTTAACTCACAAAAGATATAAAACCATTTTCAAAGTTTAACATATTGTAGCCGGTATAATATAGATACATCGTGAAATCTTCAAGTGAAAACGGTTCCGCTAAATACCCCAGCGACGGCGACTGCAACCCAAATAGATACTTATGCCGATCTTCGACGTAACGGATCTCTGTATTCTTTGATAAATTTGACAGTTCTATATGTAATTGTGTTTTGTCAGAATTGAGTTGTGAAAAATCTAGAAACCCCGAAGGTTGTGTACTTTTTGGATAAAGAGCAAAATTATAAGAGAATATATCACCATACGCTAAACTCGAATGTACTTTCGCCTCCGTGAGATCGTAATGTGAAAAATTTGCCAATTTATTAGGAATTAAACCAGATTCCGACATTTTTGATGTATAAGGTATATAGCGCTTAAAATATTCTGCATTCAATTTTGTGACTCTCGGGAATACTTCACCATTTAATGTAAATGAAGCGCGTCCCAGAATAGTTAGGGGATCCTCAAATCTAAAACGAGAACCTTTGAAATTCATTCGATTTTGCACTTTGATTTCGTGATAATCCCCTTCATCCTCGTAATACTTTGATCTAAAAAACCAATGAAACATCTTTACGGGTATACTTGGTTCTAAATTTATACTGAATGTTCGGTCATTTTTTAAATGTATATCAGTAGAAGTGTGTTTCTTCATATATTCTACAGGTATAGTTATGGGATTATTTTTATAGTAAAGTCGTTCTTCATTGTTCAATGTGATTTCTTCTGTGACAATCTTAAAATTATCAATCAATTTCGAGGGTAATACTCGTGACGCAAGAGTGGAGTATATAAAATACGTGGGTTTGTGAAATTCGATCTCAATTTGAATTTTTTGCCTGTGAATCGCACATATGGGAAATGGGGGCTTTCTTTGTTGGTTTTCCTCGTATGCATCTCCACCATAGTTTTGCGAAAAAAAGAATGGTATATGAATAAATAAATTATTTTGTGCATCTAAATCGAGTTCGGGTACGTATGAAGATCTATTTGAATATCTATTTAGGTTAAACTGTGCATTTAAGGAAAGTTTTTGATCGTAACTTTTATATAATTGATCAAAAATTACGAACATCTCATTATCAATTTCTTGTAAAATGGTTTCATTTACACTCATTTTTATATTTTTTATAAGTCTTCTCCCCACAAAATCACCGTAGAACCAGTCAGACTTTTCACTTGCAGTCCATTCTGGTAATGCGATTTTTACCCATATATTTGTAAGAATGTCGCCCATTGTCTGGGGATTGAATTCAACCTTGACAGTGTGTCCAAAGGGCCACCATTCATTTCTTCCCAAATTATCAACTGTATGAGTGCGATGATATTTTCTAAATTCCGAATGTTGTTTATACGAAGGATTAAATAGGGAATCTTCTGGGTCTTTGGAAAGGAGGTGTGTATCCTGCTTTCCAATAGCTTTAAGGGAAATTTTAGCAGCCTCACCCATATCTACTTACTGCTCACATATTTTTAATATCATTCTTCCACATCGTAATATGACTGGTCTTCAACATTTTCTCTAGATCATCCTTCGCCTGTTTCGCTTCATCTAGCAGAGCCTTGACGCGCTCTTCAGTATACTCAACCGTCTTCGTGTTGAGGAGGTAGTCTAAGTTTCCATCAATCTTGGGGAAGATTGAAGACATCTCCGCCTCCAACTCCACCTTCTTTCTTTTGAACACTACCAACTTCCCCTCAATCACCATCGAGACAAACTTTGATTTATGGTCACACATCTCTGCTCGCTTCTCGAGTACATCG